ACAGATCAGTTAATGCATCTGCTACTTCTACTAAATCGTTGTCTAGACAACGATTTAGTAGAAGTAGCAGATGCATTAACTGATCTGTTGTATGTTGTCTATGGCGCTGGACATGCCTACGGTATAGACTTAGATAAATGTTTCGATGAAGTTCATCGTTCTAATATGTCTAAATTAGGACTTGACGGCAAACCTATCTATAGAGATGATGGAAAAGTTCTAAAAGGCCCAAATTTTTTTCAACCAGACTTGAATAATATTATATATTGATTATATATAGTATATGGATCATGGATTCCATCGTGCAATCGCAGTAAAATCCATATGTTACCGAAAGGGACAGTACATAAACCTTGCTAAATATAGGAGGAAAAACATGGTTAGTACAAGATTAAGAAGTTTAGACCCATTTATGCGTTACAGTGTCGGGTTTGATAGATTGTTTAATGAACTTGAGGCAATGACTCAAGCAACAACGCAAAACTATCCCCCATACAATGTAATTAAAGAAACAGATTCGAAATATCGTATCGAACTCGCAGTTTCTGGATTTTCGGAAGACGAACTTGAAGTAGAAGTAAAAGAAAGTATTCTACTAGTAAAAGGTTCTGTCCAAGAAAAACAAAATGATTCTGCATTCCTACATAGAGGTATTTCTGGAAAGGACTTTGAAAGAACCTTTACACTAAATGCCGATATTATTGTAGTGGGTGCTGAATTAGTTAATGGATTGCTTGTTATTGAATTAGAACATGTAATCCCAGAGGAAAAGAAACCTCGCCGAATTGATATCGGTGGTTCTAAAACACTGCCAAATAAAAAGAAAAAATTTTTGGTAGAGTAAAAAATTGGGGGGGAACCATTCCCCCCATCATTTGATGAGGATTAAAAATGGAAACACATGACCAACTAACAATTGAGTTAGAACAATATAAATTAGAAAATGAAAAATTTCTGAAAGGTAATAAGTCTGCAGGAATTCGTGCAAGAAAACACCTTAATGAATTGATGAAGTTGTGCAAAACACGCCGTGCAGAAATTCAAGACGAAAAAGAATGGATTGTTAAAGGCGATAGTTAATGAAATTAACAAAACAAGAAACCGAAATTGAGATGAGTGATGATAAGGTTTATAAGGTTTCTAAAAATTCTGGAGAAATGGGAGATATTGAATTCTCGCCAGGATTGCCAAATGACCTTTTAATTCAAGACTTATTGAATAACAAAAAAATCGTAGTTGCCCATCCCGCTGTTGTACAGAAAATATTAAACATGGAATGGGCATGGTTCGAAAGAAGAGTTATTAAATGGTTAGGTGACACTCAAGAAAGTAGAGAGTTACAAAAACGTTTAAGAACACACATTAAAAATGAAAAAAAATGGATAAAAAAAGGAGCGAAAGCGGATGAAGTTCGATTATTCCAATAGTATGAAACTGAGAGCACTTATTAGAAAATATGAATATGAAAGAGATATGGCAATTGCAAATCTTCAAACATATTTTGAAAATTCTGTAGGTGTTGGTGACCATAGTGATTTGATTGAAGCAATGGATGAACAGCTTTGTCACCTTGCAATGGCAGAAGACAAATTGAAAACTGTAATTCAGTATTTTGCAAATATTCAACAGCAACCAGTCCCACAAACAGTGGAAACCCCAGAACCTGTAGAAACAACTGAACCTACAGAAACAACTGATGGCAGTTAAGGTTCTTCGGCTAATTTCTGGTGAAGAGATTATGGGTGATGTATCAGAAAAAGAAGATGGCACTATCTACATAAAAGATGTATGTCAGATTGCCACTTCTTATGCTGATACAACAACCGCTACTGCAAGAGTAGGACTGGCACCCTTTATGCCATATACAAAATCTTCAGATGGAATTACAGTTGCCAAATCATATGTTGGATTTATTGTCGACCCTGTAAATGAGTTGACTAATGAATACAATAAAATATTTGGAAGTGGATTGGTTCTTCCACCAAGCACGCCAACACTCAAAACACCAAAAGGCGGAAATCACGGATTTGTTAAAGTTTAGTGATTGACTTATTGTGCGTTGTGTGATATAATACACCTAGTAATTTACATAATGAGGAATCATGCGATTTTATACTAATATCCAAAATCTTGGAAATAAAATTCTTGTCAAAGAAACTGTTGATGGTGAGCGTAAGAGGTATCGCACTTCTTACTCGCCATCTCTTTTTTATGAAGTAAAAGAAAAAACATCACATCGTTCTCTTGACGGTAAGTATTTGAGGAAGGTAAAGTTCCCAGATATATCTTCCGCAAGAGCAAAGATAAAAGAAAATGATGGTATTCTTTCATTCTATGGAATGACTCAGTTTGTTTATCCATACATTGCAGATAACTATTCAGATTTAGAATTTGACTTGGAGAAGATTCGAATTGCAACACTTGACATTGAAGTTGAGTGTGAAAACGGTTTCCCCAATCCTCTAGAGGCAATAGAACGTGTTAACGCCATTACTCTTAAGTATGATGATATGTACACTGTTCTTGGTTTGGGTGATTGGGAAAACACTAATGAGTCATTGTCCCATCTTAATATTAAGTATTACAAATGTACCAGTGAGATTGAACTTCTTAAGTCTTTCTTAAATTTGTGGGAGGCCGCAGATATTGATGTTGTGACTGGTTGGAATGTTAATCAGTTTGATATGAGTTATCTTGTAAATCGTATCACAAAAATTCTTGGAGAAAGTAACACTAAAAGACTTTCTCCTTGGGGCATTGTAGATAGAATGCAAAAAAATATTCGTGGACAATTGCAAGAACAAGTTAATGTGCTTGGTATTACTATTGTCGATTATCTTGACTTATATCGAAAGTTTACCTATGTGACAAGAGAAAGTTATCGCCTCGATCATATTGCCTTTGTCGAGTTGGGTGAAAGAAAGTTAGATCACTCAGAGTTCTCACACATGCACTTGTTCTACAAAGAGGATTATCAAAAGTATATTGACTATAATATCAAAGACGTTGAACTTGTCGATAAACTTGACGATAAACTTAAACTTTTGGAACTGTTGATTACAATTGCATACGAGGCGAGAGTAAACTATGATGAGGTATTTTCCCCCATCAAAACTTGGGACTCGATTGCATTTAATCATCTTAAAAAAGATAATATTGTAATCCCCCCAAAAAGACATAACAGTAAAACTGCTGCATACGCCGGTGCATATGTAAAGGAACCAACTGTCGGAATGCATGACTGGATTCTTTCGTTTGACTTGAACAGTCTATATCCGCACCTTATTATGCAGTACAACATTTCGCCTGAAACTTTGGTTGAAACTGATAGAGTAGATACGTCCGTTGATGATCTATTAGAAATGAAAACAAATACAGAAATTATTTCTAAGAGTAACTTGTCACTTACCCCCAATGGTGTTCTATATAATAATGACAAGAAAGGTTTCCTCCCAAAACTTATGCAAAAGATGTATGATGACAGAGTTTTGTACAAGAAGGAAATGTTGAAGACAAAACAAAAGAAAATTGATGGTATCGGCGACCTCAAAGAACTAGATCAAAAAATTGCCGCACTTAACAACAAACAGATGGCCGCAAAGATTCTTCTCAACTCCGCCTATGGTGCGTTGGGGAATCAGTACTTTAGGTATTTCGACATTAGACAGGCGGAGTCTATCACTCTATCTGGACAGTTATCTATCAGATGGATTGAAAAAAAGGTAAATCAATATGTTAACAAAATTCTACAAAATGAACAAGAAAAGAATTATGTTATTGCAAGCGATACGGATTCGATATACGTCACTCTTGGTGACTTGGTACATAAAGTGTTTGACCAAGGAACTGCAGGAGAGACGATTGAGGGTGGTGTACAAACGGAACGAATTGTTAACTTTCTTGATAGAGTCGCTCAGGAGAAATTTGAACCTTTTATTGATCGCAGTTATCAAGAACTTGCTTCGTATATGAATGCATATGAACAGAAGATGTTCATGAAAAGAGAAGTGATTGCATCAAAAGGATTGTGGACTGCAAAGAAAAGATATATTCTAAATGTTCATGATAGTGAAGGTGTTCGATTCAAAAAACCAGACCTAAAAATCATGGGTATTGAGGCGGTTCGATCATCTACTCCGGCCGCATGTCGGGACAAGTTAAAAGAATCCTTTAAGGTTATTATGGGTGGTGATAATGATGAACTTATTGAGTTTATCGACACTTTTAGAGAAGACTTTAAAACTTTTCCTGTAGACGAAGTTGCATTTCCTAGAAGTGTTAACGGATTACGAAAGTATTTCGATTCTGTATCACTATTCAAGAAGGGAACGCCCATCCATGTAAAAGGAGTTATTCATTTCAATAATTTGGTTAAGAAACATAAATTGGATATGACTTATCCAATTATTAAGGAGGGCGAAAAGATTAAGTTTGTTTACCTTAAAGAACCAAATCCAATCGGTAATAATACCATTGCAATGGCATCAATTATTCCAGATGAGTTTGGATTAAATGATTACATTGATTATACAAAACAATTCGAAAAGGCCTTCCTTGATCCAATTAAAACCATCACCGATGCGATTGGATGGAAGGTTGAAAAAATATTCACAATAGACGATTTTTTTTAATAGGAGAATAATATGTCGGGATTAATGAGTAAATTGAGAAAGAATAGTTCTTTCAAAGATGGAAGAGTAAACACTCTTTCTGAGTCTCCATTTCTACACGAAAAGGATAATATTCCTACAAACATTCCTGCAATGAATGTTGCGTTTTCTGGTTCGTTAGATAAAGGATACACATCTGGGTTGACTATGGTTGCAGGCCCAAGTAAACACTTCAAGACTGCGTTTGGATTGATTATGATGAAGGCATATCTTGACAAGTATCCAGAAGGTGTTGCACTTTTTTATGATAGTGAGTTTGGCACGCCGCAGAATTATTTTGATGTGTTTGAAATTGACACTTCAAGAGTAGTTCACATTCCAGTTACTGATCTGGAAGAATTAAAATTTGATATGGTTTCGCAATTAAAAGAAATTCAAACAGAAGATAAACTTTTCATCATGGTTGATTCTGTAGGAAACCTTGCATCCAAAAAAGAAGTAGACGATGCAGAGAATCAAAAGTCTGCCGCTGATATGACAAGAGCAAAACAATTTAAATCTTTGTTTAGAATGATAACTCCACATCTAACAATGAAAGATATTCCAATGGTTGCAATTAATCATACATATGACTCACAGGGTCTGTATCCAACGAAGGTAGTTTCTGGTGGAACAGGTATGTACTATAGTGCAGATACAATTTGGATTGTGGGTAGACAGCAGGATAAAGTTGGTGCCGAAATCCAAGGTTATCATTTTGTAATCAATGTGGAGAAGTCTAGGTTTGTCAGAGAGAAGTCTAAAATCCCCATTTCAGTTTCTTGGGAAAATGGTGTAGATAATTCATCAGGTCTTCTTGACATGGCACTAGATTATGGTGTAATATCTAGATCTGGTGGATGGTATCAAATGGTTGATCCAGAAACTGGTGCGGTTGATGATAAGAAGTTTCGTGAAAAAGAAACTCATTCCATGGAGTTTTGGGAAACCCTACTGGCGGACTCTAAGTTCAATGACTTCTTGAAAAAGAAATATAGAGTTGGTATTAGATGAAAATCTTTGCTTCTAAACATGTGTATAAACAAAGACTCAATACTTGTAGAGGGTGCGAACACTTTCAAGGTTTGGCCCTCGTATGTAAAAAGTGTGGATGTTTTATGCCTGCAAAAGCAAAGATTGCAAATCTAAGATGTCCTGCAGATAAGTGGAAAGAAGTTTATGGTACTGAAGATAAAGAACCAGAAACAATTACTTTGATCGATCAAAAAAAAACTTTAACTAAAGAAGAAAAGATTTTAGAACTACATAATAGAGCGAAGACCTTAGAGTCCGAAGCAAAAAAACTTTATAATGAAGCGGATAAATTGAATGGAATTAAGTGAAAGTGTAATTCTAAGTGCATTATATTCTAATGAAGATTATGTGCGAAGAACATTACCATACCTAGAAAAAGACTATTTTACTAGTGAGTCAAATAAAGTTATATTTGAGTTGATTCGTAGTCATGTCGAAAAATACAATACTACGCCAACCAAAGACTCTTTGATGATATCATTAGATGATGTTAGTTTAAGTGAAAATAATTTTAAAGAGTCACTTATCCTCATTGAGAAATTAAAAGAAACAGATGAGAAAGAAACTGACTGGCAAGTAGATCATACCGAAAAGTGGTGTCAAGAACGTGCATTATATAATGCAGTCATGAAATCGATTGGTATATTGAACGACCATCAAGACCAAAAAGGTGACTTACCAAAAATATTACAAGATGCACTTGCGGTATCGTTTGATACACATATTGGCCATGATTTTGTCGATAACTTTGAAGATAGATTTGAGTTTTACAATAGAGTAGAAGAGAAGATACCTTTTCATTTGGACTTGTTCAACGAAATTACCAAAGGTGGACTATCAAACAAAACATTAAATGTTGCTCTTGCTGGTACTGGTGTTGGTAAATCTTTGTTTATGTGTGATCTCGCTGCAAACCATTATATGATGGGGAAAAACGTTTTATACATTACATTAGAAATGTCTGAAGAAAAAATTGCAGAAAGAATTGATGCCAACTTACTTAACATTTCTATCGCAGATGTTTCAAGTATTTCCAAATCTGCATTCGAAAAGAAAATAGAAAAGATTAAAAATAAAACTACTGGTAAGTTGATTATTAAAGAGTATCCAACTGCAGTTGCTAATGCAAATCACTTTAGACATTTGTTGAATGAATTACAAATCAAAAAGAACTTTACACCAGATGTTATATTCATTGACTATTTGAATATTTGTAGTTCTGCAAGAATACGTTATGGTGCTGGTATAAACTCTTATACACTTGTAAAATCAATCGCAGAAGAACTGAGAGGACTTGCTGTTGAGAATGATGTACCTATCATCACCGCAACACAGACTACTCGTTCTGGTTACTCAAATACAGATGTTGAATTAACAGATACTTCAGAGTCATTTGGACTTCCTGCGACTGCAGACTTGATGTTTGCGTTAATATCTACTGAAGAGTTGGAAGACATGAATCAGATTTTGGTTAAACAGTTGAAGAATAGATATAATGATATTAACAATAATAAACGCTTTGTTGTTGGAATCGATAGGCCAAAGATGCGTCTTTACGATGCAGAAAATTCTGCACAAAATGATATTGTATCAGAAGTGAGTACATCATCCTATAAGAATTTTCAAAACGAAGGAAAGAAAAAAATCGGAAGTGTGGAGATAAAAATATGACACAAGAAACAAATACTGCTACTACTGCAGAAACAACAATTCATTTTGAAGTAGATGAAGAACAATTTGATATGCGACCACCCGATGGTCAACGAGCATTCATTTCGGTTTGGGATAATGTTTTATCAGATGAAGATTGTAATAAGATGATCGAGTTATTCGAATCGGCAACTGACCATCAGAGAAAATTAAATACCGAAGCAAGAACATATACTGAGGTAAATTTCTTTGACCCAGAACTATGTGAAAAGTTCCCAGAATTTGAAGAATGGTCTATGAAACTTTTAGGTATTATTTCTGAGTATACTGAAATGTATCGGAGACATAATAATATTATGTTTTTTCCTGGCCAGTGTGTCAATGAAGAAATTAAGATGAAAAAATACACTAAGGGTTCTGATGATGATTTTAAATATCATGCGGATGTTGGAGACCACTTATCTGCAAAAAGATTTGTTGCATGTTTTTTCTATTTGAATGATGTTGAAGAGGGTGGCGAAACAGTCTTTCCAGATTATAACCTAAGTGTGAATCCAGTTAGGGGGAGGCTCGCAATCTGGCCACCTTTCTGGACACATCCACATCAGTGTATGTCTGCAAAGTCTGATGATAAGTATGTAGTCGGCACTTATCTACATTATATGTAAAATTATAAATAATGGTATTAACTCAACAAAAAGGGAATTCCATTGGCAAACCTTGGAGCAAAAGAAACAAAGTTTGAAAAACCATACTTGAATATGGTTGCAGATGTGATTAATAGTAAAAAAGAACTAAAGTTTGCGGATAGATCAAAGGCTATGGTTCAATTGACTCCAGAAGTAAAGAAGTTTCTTGGGGCAGTGAAGGACAAGTCGCAACCTAGAGTTATGAGTTCTTTGACAAAAAGTGGTAAATACCTTCCAATTTTTAATGGATACAAGTGGACACAAATAGATAAAGCACCCTTTAGTGGAATGGGAGGCGGTTCTGATGGGAAAACTACCCAGATGCAAGAACTCGCCTCCCTTTTTGCGATAAAAATGGGTATTGAAAATAATGGATACACAGATCAAGGCAAGTTTATGAAACTATACCGTGATGATCTAAAAAAGATTTATCCAGCTATGAATGAAGAATGGGAAAATACATTCTTTCA